GTGAGTTGACTTAAATTATATCCAAGTCGACACCTAGTTAGTTTCAAGAACCAAACTTCGGATCCGGTTTAGATGAGAGGTAAACATTGCACCCTAACAGGGTATATCTTTACATCATCTCCCAGATCGTCGAATGAGTTCACATGAGATAAGGCCCACACAAGGTGGGGTTATCCTTCATGTTAATGAGACTACAAGGCATCACCTTTTGAAACATAATACAACTGTAGTGTTTCTCAAGTAGCTAACCAAGTCCTCACTGAGGACCGAGTCGAGTTCGACTCCATTGACTTCCAAATCTACGATCTCACGGAAATTTTTCCAACTCGAGATGTCGAAATTTCGGTAGTCCGATTGTGTCCCTTTAAAAATCTTGGGACAGCGGTTTAAACGTGAAAAAGCAATGTTGTTTAAACGAAGTCTATTAAATAGGCTGTGATCGTGGAACTCTTTGTTCTCACGAGGTCTGAGGCTGGCATACTTCAAGACGTTAAGGGGACAATTTAATAAAGTCCACATGCAAAGAGATGCATAAAACGCCCGATAGTTGCTAACTTTAAATTCATCATCCGTTAATAATTTAGGGAGACAATCTAATTTCTCCTGGATGATAGCATTTATTCGCCAATCAGACTCTTGATTCACCTGCCTGGGATAATACTTACACTCGGAATCAGATCGTTCAGAGATGAACTTTCCAATACACCAATCCATGTAAGTGAGACCATGATCAACCTTAAGATCATCCTTCCTATCTTTAGGAACAGGAAGACCGAAGCCACCAAGGGCCTCCGGTAAATACCATGGTATCTCATTGAGACCTGCTTTATCAAGAACAAAGCGGAACTTGTTAGAAAATTTCTTCCAAACTTCAGCTCTACAATATTCAGGACAAGTCTCAATAACATCCCTAATTCGACTTCCAACACTGCCTGGACCCATGTCTAACAGACGAGATTCAAAACTTTGTAAACCAATCTTTTGGCCACAATGACCATCAGGTATCTCAATCGTCTGACTTCTCTTAAGTCCAGTAAGAAGACCCATCATAATAAAAGGAGTTGCTTCAAAATAATCGAGGGCATAAACATTTGATAAATCATCAAAGAAATACCCAAAAGCATCTCTCTCAGAGGGAACTCTGATCTTCTTAACATACTTCACGGGTGTGATAAGCTGGGAATAGTCTCGAGAATTAATCTGAACAAATTCTTCAGAAACGAAACACTTCCCTAAACTCGGTTTCAAGCCTGCATAAGGAGTTATAAAGCTCCATATCTTGTAAACAGTTAGGTTGCCTTGAAAGGCACAATCATCTCCATTCACCAAAAGGTGACTCTGCTTTAAGGAGAGACTTTTTCCAAAACCTAACTCAATAGAAAATCTGCAAAGGGCCGCATTAATAATGCAAAGGACAGGAAATGACATGATACTTCCCATTAACTGACCGAAAAGTTGGGGTCTTAATTTTTGACCATCCGTCAGAGGACAATCCTCCGGAAACTTAACGTCAGGTATAAGGAGTTTAATATCTTCCTCATCCATACAATGCCCTGTAAGACTTCTATGAAGTAAAGTTCTATAACCCTCGTCTAGACCAGACAGGGGTCCGTCACAAAGACAAGTTATGACCTCATCGGAGAATTCAGGACGCAAACAATTTGTTGCATCCATATAATCTCCAGAAATGAAGTTACAATTAGTCATTAACTTTCCGATAACTTCGGAGACGACTTTACTACTAGCAGGTAAACCCAAAAGTTTGAATGTAGGTAACTTTCTCATCAAATCATGTATCCATTTTTGGATCGGTTTAAGAACGAAATTCAAGAGGGGAGGACACTTCGTAATAACCCTGGCCTTTAACGCTTCCGCGAGGCCAACTGGTTCTACGAGGGTGTATTCACCTCGAGCCATTTCATAAACCTTATGATAAAGAACGAGAAACTTTGCCCTAAGACGATGATCATCAAAATTGATATATTCCTCGTCTTTCCATTCATCCTTAATTTCACACCAGACTCTACGAGTCAAAAGCTCGAGTCTGACATCACCATCAGACTCAGGAATGAGCTTCTTTTCAACCGCAATACGGACCACTTCCATAATTTCGACCTCTTCTAGTATCGAAGAGACCGCTCCACCATCACCTCTCGAGTTGTTGTAGTTAGCAGATGTTGAAGGAAAAAACATACGATAAATATCTTCCTCCTCCATCTTCTTACTACCAAAAACCTCTCTCACTGTCCTACGAACTTCTCCAAGAAGATCAGGAACCGATATTGTTCGAGTGAGCGAAAGCCGTTTGCTGCTTACCCTACCCCCGTAAGGGGAAATAGGAATAAACGCTATAGGCTCCGCTTGACAACGATCAGTATCGGCCTTAATCTCTTCAAAGAAGAGGTCGAACAGAGGCAAAGAGACAGGTTTTGGACGCTCAGGTAAATCGACAAATAATTTCTTAACTGTCGAAATAACCTTTGAATCCACATAGTCGGCCCCCGGTCGGGGAAGCCCGCCCTTCAAACCAGCAGAAATACTGGATATGAGGGAGCGTAACTTAGTCGGATCCTTCCTACACAAGGAGGATACCCAACGACTAGCACGACCATGCAGCAACTCACAGGCCTTGTCCCCGAAATAGGGGCAAGGAGGCATCTCAACTTGCTTTCTCCAATAGGCGGAAAAGGCGGCAACTTTATACTTGAATAATGATATCCAAGGAGCCACCTCATCCTGCGCATGTTGGGCAAGGAGAGCCTGATAGTTCTCGAGAGTTCGTTGGAGGGAATAACAATTATTCTTTCCCTCATCACCCATACTAAAGCCATAATAGCAAAAAAGTTCTAGGGTGACCTCGAGACAACGAGTCAATGTTTGTACGTCCTGATTAAGGACGGGTAATTTAGCCTTTACCTTGGGCTCGGATGGACACGTGGTTACTTTTGACCACGCCCACCCGGGAACGGGGGGAGGAGCAAGCTCCTCCCCCCGTGGGGTGTTCTGCAGAAGAACACCCCTGGCTCGAATCTTGTTACTTTTAAG